GGGCGACTGCGGTTCGATAGTTGTAAGTTTTTCCAATGGTGGACCGATAATACTCGGTATACACGTAGGTTTGCGTCAAGATGGAAAAATTCGTTCACTTAAAGTTTCACAACAGGATGTTGAGTCTCTTTTATCATCATATGATATACCTATAATTCAATCTGGCAAAATTAACTATTCAGCGCCAAGTAGTGAGCAAAAGCTCGTGAATGTACATACAAAATCTGAAGTTCGTTATATCAATGACGGAAATGCTTTGGTATACGGTTCGTTTGAAGGACATAGATCAAAACCTAAATCTAATGTTCGTCTCTCTCCTCTAGCTAAAACACTTACTGATTACGGTTACCAGATAACTCATGGAAAACCGGAAATGAAAGGTTGGGAGCCTTGGAGAAATAACTTACTTCAATCATTGTCTAAGGATCTATTGATTAATATCGATGTCCTTTTTGATTGTGCTGATAGTTTCGCAGATGATATTGTAAAGGGTTTAACGGAGAAGGATTTGGAAAAATTGATGGAATATGATGATTTTACCACTCTAAATGGTGCTGCAGGTGTTCGTTTCGTTGATAAAATTAATCGTAATACTAGCGCAGGATTTCCATTTAATAAGTCCAAAAGGCATTTTCTAGAAGCTATACCTGAGCAACATGGATTACCTGATCCAGTAAGATTTAAAGATGATATATTGGAACGAATAGCAGAGTGTGAAGATTGTTATGAAAATAAGACCCAATATCATCCCATTTATATGGCGTCCCTTAAGGATGAACCAAGAACTTTTGAGAAAATTAAAAACAAGAATACTAGAGTTTTTACTGGAGGGCCGGTGGAGCATGTTTTCGTAACCAGGAAAGAACTTCTTTCTTATACTAAAGTAATGCAAGAAAATAAATTTGTATCCGAATGTGCTGCAGGCACTGTTGCACAATCTATAGAATGGGATAATATATACCGTTATCTCACATATTATGGAGAGGATAGAATATTTGATGGTGATTATAAGAAATTCGATAAAAGTATGCAATCTGCTGTTATCTTGGCTGTATTTAGAGTAATAACTACTGTTCTACAGAAAGCAGGAGCTGACCAAGAGTACATAAATAGATGTTGGTGTATTGGTTATGATCTTGCTTTCGCATTAATCAATTATAATGGTACCCTTATACAATTTATGAAAGGACATGTATCAGGTGAGGCTTTAACTGTATTAGTTAATAGTCATGCGAATAGCCTATATTTGAGATATGCGTACACATTATCTCACCCTTATAGACACTGTAAGGATTTTAAGCGAAATATAAATCTGATTACGTATGGAGACGACTTTGTTGGTGGAGTGCATCCTGAATGTGATTTTTTCAATTTTAAGATTTTACAAGATAAATTAAAAGAGATTAATATTGAAATCACACCCGCAGATAAGAAAGCTGGTGCTTATACTTTAATGAACATAAACAAAATACAATTTCTTAAAAGAAGTTTTAAATATAGCGATGAATTAAATTTATTTGTATGTCCACTAGAGGAAGAATCAATAAGAAAATCGCTTATGGTTAATGTTGCATCCAAAACGATTACAGATGAGGCTCAAAGTATAGCTTGTGTTGAAAGTGCTGTAAGAGAGTATTTTTGGTATGGTAGAAGTAAATTTGAGGAACAGATAGCATTTCTTAAACACATAGTTTCATTAAATCCAGAAGTTGAGTATTACATCCAACCTAGCACTTTCCCACATTGGGAACAATTAGTTGATGATTATTGGTTGATATCTGGTAAATTTGGTCGTTATGATGTCTCTAGTCACGTCCAAAAATATTGTTAGAGGCTATGACAAGACAAGTCTTTAAAATAACCCGTATAATATCTTGACACATATTAA